TGAATATACTAATGCCATTAATTACCTGTATTTATAACGGAATTACCGTATTGTTCAAAATTTTGTTCTAAAAAATGTACACCTAAAACCTTTAATGTTCTTTTTGTAATTGTAATTATAGTGTTTTGATTCCACTTAGGCTGTATACTTGTTCCTGCACTATATACCTGTCTATCATTAACATCTAACGTAAAACCCCATACTATATCTGTGCAAGATGCTATATAATCTAAATTAACAGAACCAGTAAGTGATTGTGGTAATAAGTAATAATAATTATCGTATTCTACACAATATAATTTATTGTCAGTAATACTTGGTGGGTCAATAACGCTTCTTTGAACTGTTGATATTTGGTCGTGGTTTATTTTTACAATATCATAATCTCCTTTCCTTAATCCAACTTCATAAATAAAATCAGATGGCTTATTGGCTTTACCGGATGCAATAGCAATTGTTAGTGGTAATGTAAATGGTGCTAATTCTTGCTTAATCGTTTCGTTTAAAATAAGACCCGTGTTTGCACCCTCCTTTCCATTGTTTCTTAAATTAAAACGACCTAATAAATCATTTTGATAAGATACTTGCTCACTATTCCAAGCATAAAACAAATCAGTAGCAGATATTCTACCACTTTGATTTGTTTTTGTTAAAAACCTAGTAAACTTATATATATCGTCAACACTCCAAGCCATGTAAAATTTATTTTAAAAAATACCCTACAACACTTTGCAGGGTATTTTGAAATATTAACAATAAAACAAAAAACTAATTATTATATATAGCCTTTAATTGTGCTGCAAAATCAGAGCCTACTTCTGTTTTAGCAAACTGAACCAAATCGTCCACAATTAAATTTATATCTTTTAATCCTGAAATATCCTTTATCACTCCACCCTTTAACCAAGTAGCTTGATTAGGAATTAGCGTAGTGCTTATTTTTCCAACGGCAATTGCATCTTTAACCCAATTGCTTATTTCAATACTTTCATCAAAGTAAGAATTTTTAAACAATGATGGATTTGTCTTTGCAATTTTTCTATACTCAATCCTTAGCGATTCGTCAGATAACGGCAATGATGTTACGGCATCTTCCAATGCAATACCTAAGTATTTGCAATGTATTTTCATTTTCTTAACAGTTGCTTTTTTAGCTAACTCTCTAACTTCATCTTCAAGTTCAAGCAATACACCTTCTGCTAAAATATTTTTTTCTGTGTTTACGTTCTTGAATTTTACAGAAACGGTTGGAACTCTATATGGAGAATCTTCATTATAGCTGCACCAGTCTAAATATGTTTTAAGCATGGTATCATAACCAAAAACAAATACATATCCAAAATTAAAAACAATATCTCTAGTTCCTTTAACTAAAGCATCTATTGTTTCTTTGTCTCTTGGCTGGTCGTCTGCAAAAATTGTAGTACAACCATCGTAATACCTAATCTTGTGCCTTCCAGCGGCTCTAGGTTTTTGACTAAATGGGTCTTTGCTTCCATCCCATAAAATAGAACTTTCTAACAATACGTTTAGATATGGAGGGTATTCATTTTCCCCTCTTAATCTACCTGTTTCATCATAAACATTGCCCCTTCTTTCATTTTTATTGGCAATAACATAAGCATACCTTGTGTTTAAGTTAGGTAATACTTCTGGTTCTAATTCTAGTTGTTGTTTTGTAGCCATATATTATATTTAAAGTAAGTGGATTGCTAAAAAGCAATCCACTTTGTAAAGAAATAAAATTAAGAAGCAACTCCCTTAATTATAATAAATTGTTCTGCTGCCACAACTCTTGAACCTATATAGGTCATTTGGTGGAAAGCATTAGATGCTTCTTCTGTTTTTGTATCTTGGGTAAATCCTAAAGACCAACCGTAGAATTTTTGTGCATTAGGCATATCGGCGTGCTTTTGATAAACCCAGTCCAAGTGAGCCATTGTTTCATTTGTTTTAGCATCTCTTGTATTACCTTGTGGTACTGCTAAACCAAAATCTTGACGGTAATCACCCGTTCCCGAATTTGGTGTGTAACCAAACATTGAAGGAGCAGAAAAACCTTTGTAACGGTGGAAATGGAAAGAAACTGTATCTGTAGAGAATGATTTAAAACCTAAAGAAACAGATGCTTCCGAGTTAAATCCAACACTACCATAGCTAATCATACCATTGGGATATAAACCAAACAAAGAAGTATTCATTGCTTGTCTTTGGTTAAGGTCTTGCAAAATATGATATTCTGCTGCACCACCGTTATTATCAATAACCCTAGTTACTCTTTGGAAGTCAGCTACCCCAAAAGTGTTTGTAGAAATATAATCTACTTCACCACCCCTTGAAACAACTTCTGGTAATACACCAATAGTACCAATTCTGCCACTCATATTAGCATAAGGCACACCTTCCATAATTGCATCTTCTACAGAGTATAACATTTGTATATTCATGTTGTCAGTAGCTAATTTTTGGATGTATCTATTGCCACCACCAAAATCAATTTGAGTTTTTGTAGCTTGCGCTAAATCACTTGTTTTACAACCAACTCTAATTACAGTACAAGTATTATCGTATCTGTAAAGTTTTGGCTGTGTAGTTAATTGCCCTAAAGATGATTCACCTGCAATTTGAGTACCTCCAATAACTTCAACTCCATCTAATGCAGTAAGAGTTGTTGTTGAGTTACCTGATGCAAAAGAATAAGCACCTAATGGCTTAATTACAATGCTAAAAGCACCTGCTGTTCTAGTTACAGATACAACTTCACCCTTTCTCCCGTTAGAACGAAGTTTTACTGTTTGACCTACATTTAAAGGGGATTGAGTACCTGTTGCACCGTCATTGTAAGATTCTGGCGATTTACCAACAAATGTAACGTTTGCACCAGATGTAATACCTGTTACGTTAGCATTGACAATAACAACACCAAAGCTACGTCCTTTTTCAAAGTGAGAAAAAGTACCAGTCATTGTGGTATCTGTTTGAACAACGCCGCCACCTAATATTTCTCTAGCTAACATATAGCTTGTGTTACCGTACTTGCTTATTAACTTATCTTTGTAGTCGTTAATAACCATATTTAATTCGTTGAACAATCCCGTGGTCTGTCCCGAAGGATATGCTACAACACCTGGTGCACCTGATGCACCTTTTACTATTTCGTTTGCCATGATTTATTTTTTTTAGTTGTTTTTAAAATTTTAAGAAAAAGCTAAGTCCATTTCTTTTTGGTACTCAGTTTTTTCTGTATTTACATTAAAATCCCTATTAAGTAAATTTGGATTCCCTGTTTCTTTAGCTACAACTCTTTTTCTTTCTTCATTAACAGCTTGCCTTGCTACACTTTGGATGTACTTATCCTTATTGTTGTGTAATAACACTAATTCCATTAATGCTTTTGAGTTGAAATTGCCATTTTCATCATAACATATACTTGCTACGAAATTGTCAAAGGACAAAGAATCTTGTCTTGCTTTTTCAAAATCTTCTGCTGTAGGTGTTAATGATAAATCAAATTGCATTTGATTGTTGGCATCATCTACTTTAAATGCAAAATTTACATCTTGCATTTTAAGGGAATTTATTGCAGGGATTATTACTTCTGTTGCTTGTTTAGAAACGGCGGCACTACTTGCTTTGTACGCTTCGTAATCTTCATCATTTTGTAATCCTTGACTTTCTATTTCGGGGAATTTTAATTCTTCTTTTATTTTTGCAAGTTCTGGCTTTATTACATTTGCCTCAATAATCATATCCATTTCAATATCCTTGCATTTCTCCTTATATTCTACAATTCTTTGTTCAAATTCTTCGTCATCTTCGGCTATGTTTTGTACTGGTTCTTTTGGTAATCCGTAAGATTTATTGAATTTATAATCAATTTGTTCTTGGGTTAAGCCCTTGTATTTCTCTTTAAAAGATTCTTTAATTATTTGTGGCGCATTAGCGGCTGTAACCTCTGCTTCTAATAATGCTCCTAACCTTTCCTGCTTATCTAAAATAGAATAGGCTTGTTTAATTTGTTCGGCATCAAAAACGGGCTTTGGTGGGTTGGCTTTTAATTCTTGCAAGGCTAACCATTGTGCTTTAGCTTCTTCTAAACTATCTGTGCCAAAATTTTCTTTTACAAAAGCATTTGCATCGAAATTATTTCCTTGTGCTTGTACTGTAGATTGTTCTGTAGCGACTACTTCAGTAGCAGCTACTTCTATATTTGGTTTTTCTGTTAAATCGTAAGGTAATTCTTGGTCTAAAGCTATTGCTAAGTTATTAGCATACTCTTTTTGCTCTAAACTAATTTCAGGGGCTTGGGTATTTTCTGTTGTTGCTGTTTCTACTTGTGCAACTTCATTATTAATTACTTCTGCTACTTCACTCATAAAAAATATTTATTTACACCAAAGTTAAAAACTTAATAAGGCAAAATTTTTTTATACCAAAAATTCTGTATAATTTTATACCTATGAGTAATTGTGAATTAGTCCAAAGGTTGGCAGACGGTTACAAAGTTGCCGAAATAGCAAAGGAGTTTAATATTAGTGTTACTTCATTGCAAAAAAAGATATACATACTAAGAGAACGTTTATTATGTAAAACAGTATCTCATTTAGTAGCCAACTATTTAAGAAAAAAACTGATAGATTAGTTATACATCTGTAACTTAAAGGTAGGCATAATGCTTTTAGGGATATTTGAAGGTATAATTGGTTTTTGCATTTCTCCAAAACAAGCTACTAAAGCCATTTGCAACGATACAAATAAATCACTTTTAGTTCTATCTAAGTGGTCGTATTTTAATGCTTGTTGTAGCATACCAATATGTTTTATTCTATGCACATGACCGTTATATTCTTCATTATTATCTCCATCAATATACCACTTGCTTATTTGAAGCATTTGAGCTAACTGAAAAGGGTCGCCACTCCTACTACCATATTCAGGTTTTTTTGTAGGTTTTAAGGGGTTCATTAATATTTTAGGTGTCCATGTTAAAAACTCTTGACATTTTTGGTCGCAAAAATATCTATAAAAATCTGTACGCCTATCAATTTCATAATTAGCTTTACACCCATACCACATACAAGCCTTTAAAACTTCTTCGTCAAAATGTATATCTAATCTTGTTGGCGAAATCCACAATGCAACTGGGTACATCCCCGTTTCTTCTCCATTAACAATACATGACTTTTTAAAAACTGTTATCGCTGGGTTACTACCAGCAACCGCAATCCTATCTTGCGTAGTATCTACTCCTATTTGGTAAAGATGCTTATTATTAGGTTCTAAATAACCTCCCCTATCTAAGAATTTATTAGGTTCGTTTGGTTGCTCTAAAATAAACCATCCACCTTTTTCATCATCCATAAAACCTATACTTCTTTTTACTACATCTTTAGCATTAGGCATTATTGACTTTACAGTTTCTTTCTTTAAAACTAATCTTGATTGCCTCCAATATGACGGGCATATTTCTTCGTTTTTGATTTGTGCTTTTATGTTTGCCGCATTAAATTCGCACCCTACGCCAGCGTACATAAACGCTTCATCTTCTGTACAAGGGTTCATCCTTGTTTCTTCCTCTAAATCTTCTCCCACTAAATCTTCACGCCTTTTTACTAATACATATTGCTTTGCCCCCAACTTAATATCTTCTTCATTAAGCTCTGATATTTGTGTGCCATTTTCATCATACCTTACCCACTTATCTACTAAATATTGGTATTGCTCATGGGTAGGTTCTCCAATAACACTATCTCCAAATTGGTCTATAAATCCTTCGTATGCTTCATAAGCAGGTTGAAAAAATCTTACTATTCTATTTATCGTTAATTTACCTTCTATTTTTTTTGCGTTTTTCCAAATTTTTTCATACTCCGCACCGCCCCCTTTTGTCATTTCATTCACTGTAGAAGGCATATCAATCCATCCAACTCTTTTAACTCCTTTCACAAGAGTTTTTGAAATAATAGCAAGCAATTTAGATGCTGGAACATCTTCTGGCAGCTTACCAAATTCATCCCCCAATACATAACTCATTCTACCACGGTCATACGCATTTAATACAGGGGCTTTATAGTTTATCTTTGAGTTATGTCCTTCGTTTTCTTTTGCTCCAACTGCCGTCCCTGCTTTTACCACTTCTGATTTGTGTGCAAATACAAGTTCGGTTACGCTATCCTCTTTATTTACTTGTTTGGGTTTTAAAAATACAGGCAATAATCGGTATGCTGCTGTTACCATCTCTGTAAAAGTAGCCTTACTATCATCTTTAGTTTTAGATAATAAACCACAATTTGAGTTTTTGAAAAAAATAGCTTCATAAAGTATGTTAGAGCAAGATTGGGAAGACGCACCTTGGCGTCTTTTTTTAATTCTTATAAGCCCCAAGCACCATAATATAGTAAACCAATATTCAAAGAATATATAGTATAGCCTATCTGCTTCTCTAAAATCTGGGGCTGTTCCATCTTCTAGGGTATAATATTGTAAATAAAAATAGTATCGCTTAGGTATATACCTTAATCTTTCGCCTATCCACATCCATACCCCTTGCTTGCAACGCTTCACTTCTTCTGCTGCATATATTTCTTGTTGTAAAGTAAGTATTAAATCCCCTTGTTTATTTATCTCTACTTTATCAAAAAAGTCTGGCAATGGTTTACGCTTCCATACTTGTTCATTTCTTGGAAGTCCATAATTTAAGCCTCCGCTATCCTTTGGCGTTTCTGGAATAGTTATAGTAGTACCATATATCTCTACTTTTTCAGCCATATTAATTTCTACTTTCTGCTATCCTGTCATTAAACGGTTTCTTATTTATGTCTTTTTCTTCATCATTAGTAATTCCAAAACTCGTTCCAAGTTCTTTAATTGCGTTAGATATACTTGCACTATCATTCCATACAACCTTCATTCTTTCAAAAGTTTTATTATCCTTATCTCCTAAATTAATATCAGCAAGATTTACCTTATTTAATAAATCAGCCATCTCGTTAGCTTTTCTGTTCAAAGCGTAATATAATTTAGCTACTCCATTTTGTTCGTACCCAAGCAATCTTTGCTTTAATTCTTCTAACTCTAGTTCTGCTGATTTTAATGCCATATATAATTTACTTTGTTTTATTAATTGTAGCGTACCCTAAGTTTTGAGTACCTATATTTTTCCCGTTATCAAATGAAGTTAGGTAGGCGGATGGGAAACTGAAAGATGTAGTCCGCTGCCCTGCTATTCCGTCCACAACTGATAAATGTTTTAAGAAATTTGTTTCATTAGTTCCTTGAGCAAAAGCTCCTTCGCCTTTTTTAATTTTTTCTAATTGATGGTTTCTATACTTAACAAATTCTTGTTGAATATCTTTTATCTTTTCTCTACTTACGCTTGTAGATGGGTTTTCTTTCCTATACAAATCAATCATTTTGCCGCCTAAATCGTTTTTATCTAAAGCTGGGTGTCCTTTATAACCTTTTTTTTCTAAAAAAGAAATATACTCATTCCAGTCTTTTCGTAACTTATCGTTTACGGCTTCGTTTGGGTCGCCTATTGGTGGTGATAATAAACTCTTTAGCATTTTAAAAAATATTTTTTTGTTACTATAATGTTTGTTGCATTTGCGGTTCTTCTCCTTGCTCATATTCCATCATTTCTTCTTGCTCACCTTGTCCTTGTTCGTTTTCTATTTGCTGTTGCATTTGCTGCTGCTGTTGTTCTTGTGCTACTATTTGTTCTTGCATCTGTTTATTCTCTTGCATAAGCGGAATAGAAATATTTGGCACTAATTGTTGTATGGCTGGCATAAATTGTTGTATCAATGTGCCTGTTTCGTCCTTTGCAGCAGCAGCCATAAATCCTTTTAGCAATTCAAGTTCTTTTTGTTTTGTAGAAGTAAATTCAGCTAATTCTCTATCTAATGCTAATTTTTCATCTTGCAATGCCTTTGCGTTTTCTGCTGTTTGTCTATTACTTTCGGTTTGCGCTTTTATGGTGTAGTCGGTATCTTGCATCTTTTTCTTTTCGGCTTTTTCCTCATTCTCTTTTATCACATTCGCAAGATACAGTGCAGCCAATTTATAATTATCTATTTGTTCAATTATAAAAGCATCTTTTGGAGATAACAAAGGCTTACCATCCCCACCTATTGTACTGCTCCATTTGTCAATTCTTTGCTTCATTACCTCTTTCTCATAATCACTCATTTTCATTTTTACACCAATCTTAAACCTCGTATTTATTAAGTCGTTTTCACTTTCTTTTTTATCGGTAACAATATCCTGCCAATGCAATAAGCAAATCTTATGCAATGTTTCTTCCATTACTTGATTATGCCCATTTGGTATAAACCCTGTTACATTAAAACTACCTGCACTTTGACCCTCTGCTAATCTTGCTGCTGTACGTTCTCCAACATCACTACCATCTAAGTAAATTGGAGTTCCTAATAGTACTCTGATTTCCGCTCCAATATTATCTAGCAATTGAGACAACCCTAAAATATTTTGTAATGTAGGGTCTTGTGTAGCTGCTGAAAATGTTGATTGGCTAGGCGTTAATGGGTCAAGCCCAACTCCAGCCTCTAATTCAACACCAGTAGTATCTTTAATTTGTAATAATTCCTCCCAAGCGTAAGTTTTACCTGTACCATCTACTACATTTCTTGCTGCCTCTATATTCACTTTATATCTTGCTGGAGAAAGTTTACTTAATAATAACTTACGCTTTAATTTAGTAAGTACATACTCCTTTAATGGTTCTAAAGCCCTACTAAACAATGATGGTGCATACTCTCCATTATTATTAGGTATATTTATTGAATAGCTGCAAAATGATTGCTCTGTATTAGTATAATCTAAAATAGTTAAATCGGGCTTACCCCAATAAATAACCATATCTGCATAAGGAGAATAAACACATCTATACCATCTTTCTTTTTTCTTTTTTTGAATAACGGCTGTTTCAGATTGTGGCTTAGGTATGCCATTTTTAGGGCTTACGTTTTCTTTACCGTAACTATCTTTTTTAGTTACAAAATATTCATCTTCTAAAATTTTTATTTCAAAATCAATTACAAAACAACTATCATCATCCCACGGAGTGCTGCCAGTATATTCGTTATATTGAAATCCAAATTGATGATTCCATCCTGCTCTTGGTATTGGATTATTTTGAGATGACTTTCTTGCAAATTCAAATATTTCTTTTTCGTTTAAGCCGCCTTTAATTACAGTATTACTCCATTTTTTCCTAACATCTGAAATTTTTAAGTTGCAAGGTCTTCCTATGTGCGTTAATTCGGTTTTACCTGTATCGCTTGCAAAGAAGTTGTAAAAAACTGTTTTAGGCATTATACGATTAAGAGTGTATGTTCTGTCTTTAACTTTTTCTACTTGTGTACACTCAATTCCAAAAACGACATTATCCCTTATCATTGCAGGTTTTATAACTCTTTCATAATCATTTTCTATAAGAGTATCGCTTAATAATGTTTCAAACCTAATTTCCTTTGGTAGCCTATCTTCTAATTCAAAATATATTTTTGCTGATTGTTCGTCATTTGGCACATAAACATTTGATGGCTCTAATTGAACTCCTGTTTGCTGTTGAATATCATTGATAGTTTCAACTTCCTTCATTCGGTGCATAGCATCCCAAAATCTATCGTCTTTTTCTTTTAAACTTTCATCGTCAATAGCTGTAACACATGGATATTCTACATTTTTAGCTATGCTTTCTACTTTTGTTCCTACAAATTGAGCCCCAATTGCAGGAGGTGTCATATCTATTTGTGCGTAAGATTTATTGGCATCTACAATGTTCATAAAAGGCAAAAACTGTGTCATATCCTGTTTGCCTAAACTCCAATCTTCTAATTCCTTAAACTTAATATTTCTTCTTGTAAAGAACCCTAATGAATCAACTCCATTATTTCCTATTTGTAGCTTGTAAATTTCCCTGCCTATTTTTAAGCCAGTTTCTTTTTTAGCTACTTCTTGAGGGTCTTCAAATTGGATGCTTTTTAAAACATCTGTAAATTTTTCTTGCGGTTGAGTAGAATCACTTGTCGCCATATTGAATATTTGGCAATAAAATTACAATTTATTTTGTAATATGCTAAAAATTAATTTACAACCTTTGCCACTATATCTCTTTTTACTAACTTAACTACCCTTTTCTCTACTCCTTTCCACACATAAACTATTTCATAATTGGCAAAATCATAAGCAAATACATACTGCCCTTCATTAAATCCAAACCCTTTTCTTTTTACCTTATACTTGTTTTTATGTGGCTTTCTTTGTTGTTCGGGTAATAGTAAATTTTCTTCAAAAACATAGTCAACTATAATATTATCACATACAGAATAAGCATCACCATTTTCATCTAATTTGGCAAATATGCTTTCGTTCCATTCTAAACTGTAAATATTATCTACTACATGGTGAGGACTATGTTCTACAAATCTGTTATGGTGTACAATCAGATATGTTCCATGTGAAATATAAGTATTTCCATTAACTACTTTGCATAAAGTAGGGTTACTCTCCCTTCTATTATGACTAAATTCCTTAGATGTGTAAAAGTCATTACCATTAAGACTAATCTTTTCTTTTTGGCTTATATCTACTGAAACTAATATCTTGTTGTTTGCCCCTATCATACAATAGCAATAATATCTCTTTGAGTTAATACTAAGTAATCTACGCCATCTTCACTAATCTCAAACCCTGCACTTTTATTAAATACGGCTGTTTTACCTACTGCAATTGATTTATCGGAAACTAAAATGCCTGCTGTTTTAATCTCTCCTTTGGGCATCTTTTTTTTAGCTTCATCGGGTATAAATAACCCATTTAATTCACTTGTAGCTTCATCTCTTACTACAAGTACGTTATCGTTTGTTGCTTTTAGTGGCATAATTAAAATGTATCTGTAATTGTGAATTGTGAGTTTAATATTTGTGTTACAACCGAAGCTGCATTTTGCAAAGCACACCTATTGCTTTTTACTGGTTCTATAATGCCTGCTTTTAATAAATCTTCTAAAACGCCAATCTTAGCATTATACCCATAATTTTTATCACTAGCTATTATAGATTTTTTTATTTCTTCAAAATTAACCACTGAATTAATACATACTTGCTCTAATGATTTTTCAATTGTATCGAAAACAACATTATAACCCTTCATAATACCACTATCGTTATCTTCTTTTACTATTGGTAATGGCACTCTTAAAAATGCTGTACCCCCACCACAAACCACGCCTTCTTCAATTGCACTCCTTGTAGCCCTAACTGCATCATCTACCCTATCTTTCTTTTCTTTCATTTCAACCTCTGTAGTAGCACCAACAGAAAGTATAGCTACACTGCCTTTTAATCTTGCTATACGCTTTTTTAACAAGTCTTTTAATTCTGTATCTTGTTCCGCTTCTTCAATTGTTTTTAAATTTTCTACAAAAGGTTCAAATTTAGCGGCATTTTTATACCCCTCAATAATTACGGTTTCTTCTTTGCCAACTACAATTCTTTTGCACTGACCCAATTCGCTTAACTCTACTTTCTCTAATTTACTATCTCCCTTTAATGCACTAATTAATTTACCTCCTGTAGCCATTGCAATATCCTCTAAAAACTCTATTTTCTTTTCTCCCAACCAACGCATATTTACTACACAAGATTGGAAAGTGCCTTTTTGTGTATTTGCCGCAAGAGTAGCCAATGCCTCTCCATCTACATCATCACAAAATATCATTAATGGTTTTGGTTTACCAGTTGTAGTATTATGGTTTGCTACTTTTTGCAACAAAGGCATAATCCCACCACCATGCTGCTTATCTTCTAATTGAGTAATTGGCTTATCATAAATTAAAATAAATGGCTCTTCTAAAACTGCTTCTAATTTTTGAAAATTTGTTACAAAGAATTGACTTGCCCACCCTTGCCCAAATTTAATACCATCATACGTTTTTATAGTTGTTTCTCTACCCTTAGCTTCTTCAATATTAATAACACCATCTACGCCTATTTTCTCAAATGCTTGTGCAATTAAATCGCCAATCTCTTTATCGTTATTACTACATACCGTTGCCACCTGCCTAATCTTTTCTACATCCCCATCAATAGGAATAGCCATTTTTTTAAGTTCATCAACTACATAAGCTACCGCCATATTAATTCCTTTTGATACTTCAATATGACTCACTCCGCTTTCTATTAATTTTAATCCACCATCCAATAATGCCTGTGTAAGCAAACATACTGTACTTGTACCATCTCCAGCATCAACCATTTGTTTTTTTGCGGCCTCTTGTATCATTAATACGCCTGTTTGAATTTCGGCATCTGGAGATGAAATATTCATAGCTATTTTATACCCGTCTTTTGTTACCTCTATTGGTGCGTAAACTGTATTATAATCTCTTATTTCAGAACGATTAATAATTACAGTTCTACCATTTGGGCTTATGGTACTTTTAACTGGATTGGCTAATAAATCAATCCCATCTTTAATCTTATCCATAGCTTTTGAACCGTCAGATATTACTTTTTGCATACTAAATTTTAATTAATGCCGCTGCTACTAAAAATAATTAATCGCTACAATCAAGTTTTTAGCGTGGGTGCAGCGGCAATGTTTTTTGTTATAATTTTTGTTTATTGTGATTGTAGCTTTTTTAGAAGTCAAAAATATGAGTTATTTATGAAACAAAAAAATGTTTTAATAAAGTATTTGCAAAAGTAACGCCGGACACCTATGTTAGGCTTTTTGCATTATTAATGCGTTCCCTTCGCAAATACTGTGTTGGCATCAATACCAATGCTTAAAGTTTTTAAAATTTGTGGCTTTGTTGTAGGACATCTTTATTGGGTAAGTGTGTTTGTTTTTTATTGGCTTTTAGTGGTGGACAGTATGGTTGGCTTTTGGTTGTAGGTTGTATTGTGTTAGACACAGAAAAATAAAAATATGGAATACGAAGAACCGCTTATTACTTGCGACAGAGTTTTAGAATTATTTACAAAAGAACGACCTGCCGGTATAACTCACGGTGAAATAAATACTTCTTTAGGTTACAAAAATGGCGACCCTGACAGTTCCTTTGTATTAGCGGCATTAGACAAATTAACCACTGAAAATTATCTTCTAAAGTACGGAGACGGTAATTCTTATTTTAAGATTAGTGGCGACACTTTTACTTTTAAAAGAAATGGAGGTTATAGAGGGCTTGTAGAACGGGAGAAAAGAAAAGCTGAATTAAAAGAAGCCTTTGATGAATTAGGTTTAAAAAGTACCCAATCAGTTATAGACACAAACACATCTATACAAACACTAAATAAACAGACAGCCACTTTTTATGAAAAACAAACATCTTTCAATAATTGGCAAAAGGGATTGACGATTGCAATAGGGTTTTTTACTCTTGTGCAGGTATTAATAGCGATTTTTAAAAAAGATTCAAAGATGGAAATAATTCAGATGCCATCCATAAAAGAATTAGAATTAAATTTGAACCAGTTAAAATCAAAAATAGAAGCCAAAGCCAGTCTGGATTCCCTTTTTCATCAACAGGTAAAAGATTCTTTAAAAAGCATTTCGGAAAGAACAAGATAAGTCAGTAAAGGGTTTTACTGCCTTTAGGTTGGATAATTTGAACTATGTTAAACCTTAACTAAGTTTAAGTGTAATTTTAATTTAGGAGCGCAAAGATAAGGGCAAAATAATACCAAAAAACATTCATTTTTACACACCAAAAATTGTGGAAAAACCTATTATATATTTACTAATTGTTAATATTACATTTGCTGCTAAGACGAATGACCACCCTTTCGGATGGTCATTTTAAAAGTAATCAGTAACATTATTAAGAGTAAGTATCTAAGGAAGTCGGTGACGACCGTTTTTATAAACCTTCCGAAAATGACCATCTTTTATGTTCCCTGATAGAAGGTCAGGTAGTTTTCTACTTGACCTTAATTTTTTGATTATACTGCAAAATATAGACTTGAATTTTAATAACCAACTATTTTTTTATCATTGGTAATAATGTGGGTAAAAGTATCTTTTTACTTATATGCACTCCATTTGACGTATGTAATAGTACTGCTGCCAACATTGGGTTTGTCGCAAGGCTGGCGGACGTAAGCAACTTGTGCTATTAGTCCATTATCAGCATTTGTTTCGGCAGACACAACCCTAATCGGCTTTTACTTGTTACATTTATCTTCAAAAAACTATCAACTTTAGTTACAGTCGGACAATTATATCCACCAGCCCTGCGGCAAGCCCTGAACGTTAAAACAAAGATAATAAATTATTTTGAATAAGCAAACTATTGAAATTTATTTTTCAAACGGACTTGCTTGCTTATAAAGTACATCTCCTAATCCATTATGAGATAAATTTATTTCTTGCCTTAGTTTCATTATTTCTTTGTGTTGATGGCTTCCTTGCTCATACCATCTATGGTCGTCAGATTGGTTGTAATACCAGTCATGGCCTTTTAGTAGTTTTGAGTATTGTTCTACTTTGTTGTTTTCGTTTTCCATTATTTTATTCTTTGAAGAGAGTTTAAGTAAGTGTCAATAACTGTCTTTGCTGCTTTTTCAGAATATAGTTGGTTTGCAGTTTTTATACCATCACTTAAAATAGAATAAAAACAAACTCCATCAGGTGCTTTTTGTTGTGCTATTATAAAACCTTTGTATTCTATTTTATTTAAAATGTGCATTATTTTATTTTTTCTTTCTTTTTGATGTAAGATATTTTTTTACGCAATTCAGTTTCGTATTCAAATCTACTTTTGTACAAATATGGAATACCTTTTTTAGTAAGAATCAACTCCATTCTTTTTATTAAATCTTCTATCATTTGTCAAAGTATTTTTTTAACCTTTTTATATCGTCCTCTTTAAGTATATCTTTAAAAGCATTTATAAAATAATTATATCCAAATTCTTCTGCTGGTAAAAATCCTACAGCACTTGAACCACTTGGTAAGTTTATACAATGATTGGAGTTATACCATATTTTATAATCATTATCTCTACTCCATACTCTTAAAGCAAATACTAAACAATTCATTTGTTATTTTTAATCTTTTTTTGCATTACACTTTGGATAGTTTATTGCATTACTACCTTCTCTATTTAGTTTTTCAATTAAGTTGTATAGATATTTTGTATGGGCTAATGACTTGTAGTTAATATGGCTTCCACTATGATTAAATCTATTCTTAAACTTCATTCTTAATTTTTGTAATTTTAAGTCTTTTTCTCTACCATGCTCCACTTCATTAATTCTATTACTAAACTTGTAGAATAAATCAGATTTAGTTGCGCCTGCTACTGTTAATCCAGTATGTTTATTTTCTGCTAAAAGATAAACCGCTAATGCCCATTGATTTTTTGGTTTTGGAATTTGCATGATTTTAAGTTTTTAATATTAATAATTATTTTCTGTTACAAATTTTATTTCTTCTCCGGCAACCATTCCGTTTATTATTAATTCTATTTGTTGTTTCTGTTGTGGGTTTAAGTGCATTAATTTTTCTGCAACTGCATCAAAGAAAATATTATCTCCTTTTACTACTTCGTTTCTAAACCAATCTGCATTTTCTTTTGAAAGTCTTGTAAGCACATCATTAGTTAAAAAGTTTAGTTTATTTATCCAATTATTTAAAAAATCTTTTGAATTGTACTTAGCATCTATTCTTAACATCTCATAATAATCTTTTGCTATTTGTATATGATACAAACCTTTTGCTAAATAGTAATTATTATCTTCAAATTTTTCTTTACTCATAAATCTATTAAACTTAATTTACTCATTTTAAAAAAATACATTACCACATTATCATTTTCATTTATGAATTTAGTTGCTTTATCTATTGCTTCCCACACCTTACATTCAAATTCATAAACTAATAGTTCTCCCATATAAAATTCACACCTTATTAAAGAATATTTATTGCCAGTTAACGCTAATCTTACTTTTTCGTTAATCATAATAATTATTAAAATGGTGTTGTATCATCTTCTTTAGGTAATGGTGAACGAAAATTACTATACACAAAAGTTGGCTCGTCTTTTAAATCATAAAACTTCATTTGGCTTGGATTAAACCCAATTTTAATTTCAGGTGTTTCTCCGTTTCTTGTTTTAGCTAAAATTAAATCCGCTTCGTATTCTGTAGAACCTCCATTCTCGTTTTCTAATATCCCTACTTTCCAATCTCTATGTAAAAACATAACTATATCAGCATCTTGCTCAATACTTCCACTTTCTCTTAAATGATGAAGTTGTGGTTTCTTTTCTTTTGCAGCTTCTCTGTTTAATTGTGCTAAAACTACAATAGGAATATTATAATCCATTGCCATAATCTTTAAACCTCTTGACATCTTAGCTACCTCTTGTTCTCTATTATAATTTTTATTTCCACTTTCACTATCCACTAATTGTAGGTAATCAATAAATAAAATATCTAATTCTTTTTTATGTACAAGTTGTGCAACCTTAGCTCTAATATCAGAAATATTTACACCTGTTTTATCTGTAATTTTTATTGGTAGATTTGAAAGGTCTGTTAATCCTTGATATACAATATCCCTTTCTTTTTCATCATAAATTTTATTTCTAAAAATCTTAAAAAATTCTACTTCTGAAACCACAGCACCCATCCTTGCAGTCATTTGTAGTGTAGGCATCTCTAATGAAATAATACCTACCTTATGATTTAATTTAGCAGCATTAAGCACCATTGAATTTAATAAAGCCGATTTACCTACACTTGGTCTTGCTGCAATAATAATTACTTGACCTCCACTAAAACCACCAGTTATAAAATCTACTTTTGAAAACCCAGTTGGAATACCTATCAAATCTTTATCCTTAACATTATCCATGTGCTGATGTAATTCCATAACACCATCTACCATATCCTCCCAATCATTAGTTACTTTAAATTGGCTAAGTTTTAATAATTCATCTTGCATCCTTTTACTTCTTTCTAAAACATCACCATCACCCATACTACCATACTTTATTTTCACTATCTCCCTTTCTGCGTATAGTTGTCTAATTAAAAAAGAATGATACTCTAAGTGAGCAGAACTACAAACTCCATTTGTAAGTTTGACTAAATAATACGGAACATTATTACCATCTAATTCTTTAACATCTAAAGTTCTAACAATATATTGACAAACAGTCATTAAATCAATCGGTAATTGCCTTTCCCACATTTTTTTTATTGTAGAAAATACTTTTTTATTTGCGTCTAAATAAAAACAATCTTCTGTTAATATCCCTACTATTTTTTCAAAAGTAAATTTTTCAAGCAATAACACACCTAAAACAGCACTTTCCATTTGCTTATCATAATGAATAAACTCTATAAAATCCGGCACTTCAACTTTCATTAACTTCTTTTTTTATATTTTTCAAATATATCTTCACCAATCTGCTCTATAACTTTCATATCAACAATACTTCTTATTCTTTTATAATTACTTAAAACAGCAGAAGCATAATTTATCGAAAAAAAAGTAGAATAAGGTATTATAGGATTAATTATATCGCCTTGTGGTGTTCTATAATGTTGTGAATTAACCCTAAATGCTAAAACTAATTCATCAAATGTTAAATCATTGTATCCAAACTCTGTTAGTAGTATTAATAATTCTTCATTTAAAACATCAGCAAATTTTTCAGAAGTTGGAAGTGATAACCCAACAATAGCAGCAATCTTAAAAATTGCTACATCAGCCAATACGCTATAATTTTTTTTATCAACTAATGAAATAGGGGCACTACACATTCTTGCCTTTAATATAGCTAATTCAATATTGTTAATTTTGAGCAAGTTTACGGCTGATTCTGTCAGCGTAATTATTTGCCCCTGCGCTTTTGTAATCTGTAATTGGTTTACTTTTTTCTGTAATTCCATTTTTAGTGTTTTTATTAAAAGTATTCGTGAAATGATTTTTTAACTCTTTTAAATCTTTTGTTTCCTCTCTTAATTCCAAATTTGATATAAAATCAACCATTAATTTTTCAAGTTCATTAATCCCTATATTTTTATCCCTACAAAACTTCTCCTTCCACCTAAAATCATTATGGAAGTTTTTAACAACATCTGTCCATAAAAAAGTTTCCCCCAAACACCCTTCAATTATCTTACTATTACCTTTACCTATTATATTACCTTTACCTATGGGGCTAAATAGCTCCTCATTAGCCCCTAAATAATTGAAATCATATTCAAATATTCTTAAATTTGATGTTATAAAACCTATTATCTGTTTATGCGCATTATTATCAGGATTAAGGGGTAAATTCTTTTGGTAAAACAAGAAATTTTTTAACCAAATCTTCCTACCATCTGTTGATGCTATATAAGTCTTTTTTAAAGCTCTTAAATTAGCTAAAAAATCATCTTCTGTTAACCCTATAAGAAAAGCATCTATTCTTTTATTTATTTCAAAAAATCCAGCATTATCACATCTATCTACAAGGTATAAAAAAACTAATTTCTCTAAAGGTTTAAGATTTGAAAACCATTCATCATTCCATTTTTCAGGTGCAGTAAATCTTGCCATATTTAATAATCTTAAATTATATTAGAAAAAAAATGTTAATCTTCATAGATTAACGTACCACCATTTATTTCAATGGTTTTTATTTCTTTTGACTTTACTTTTTGCGAAATTCTTGCTTCTGATAAGCCAACTTTATTAGCATACTCTTTTTGAGTATATAATTTAGTCCTATCAACTTTAAGTGGCTCTAAAACTTTTTTTACTTCTAATTCCATAATGCAATATTAATTTAAGAAAATTAAATAACCAAATTTATTTTAAACTATTTATTTAAGTTTATTAATTTAGTTAAAGCTACTTCATCTAATTCTAATACCATACCTAACTTAGTTTTACTTTCTATGTACTGGTATTTATAGATACCTTTCTTTTCTTCTACAAACTGTAATTTATTCAAGTCTGATTTAATAGTTATTGTAGTGGGTGTATTCATTTTAAAAAAAACTAAAGATAGTGAACTTTTAACTACCCGTCCAGTAGTAAGTGTTATTTGATACAGCTTTTGTTATTACGTACATTGTTTGTTTTTTAAAAAAGGCTCTTGTTTATCTAAGTCTATTCTTTCAAAAACAAGTTTATATATTTCACCTCCTTCAACATTGCCAGTAAATGTTATCTTAGGATTTTCTATTTTGTTCTCATAGCAAAACTCAATCATACTCTTTATTACTTGTTTTGCCATTTCATTAACAGCTTTTTGTTTTTTTGTCATAACTATATTTTAAAGTAAGCAACCACTTAAATTTAGGCAGGTTGCTTAATCTCCTTCATTTGTTTAGGGGGTTATTGCTACTATTCTTTTGTCCTTGTTATTACATTTGACTGTCCATGCTTTTTTTAATCAACTCAAACAGCGTTGTTGATACCACAAGCATTGTATCTAATTAACCGTTGTATCTGTGTTGCTTGTGTGTTACTGCCCTCCCAGTAATAACTACTAACAAATGAACATAACCCCCTCTCTTTTTTGTGGTTGCACCAGCAAAAGGAATCGAACCTTTGACAATGGTTTTGGAGACCACCGTTTTACCGTTAAACTACACTGGCGTAATCTACCATACCAAAAACCAGTTTTATTTCTATTTATCATTTAGGAATGAGAGGCGTCCTAAAACGTATGGCAGAATGTTTTTAAATAACTTAACCAACCTAATTTTTATCTTACCATCTAAGGCTTTGAAGTATTTTATTAGGTTGGTAGAACAAAGATAAAACAATTAAATCCAAAATACCAAATATTATTTTATAAATTTTTATAAATTTTATTTTGGTAGTATAAATAATTTATTTTAGGTTTGTGTTTTAAAAACAATATTATGGCAGTTAAAGTAAAAGATGTAAGGGATGAAATAACCGATTGGTTGCATACTAATGAAAGGAGTATGGCATGGTTGGCAGAAAAAACAGGTATTAATTACAATACGCTTTATTCTATCTTGAAGCAAAAAGTAATGAAGTTATCTGCCGCAAGGTTGGAACTTATTAATAATTTTTTAGCAACAAAATTTAAGAAGTAATGACACTACATGGTTTAGAATTTGATGTTTATGATGACAAAAAAAAGGGGATTACTTACCCACAAGAACAAGGTGTATATGCTATTATAGCAGAAAGTAATGACTGTATAAGGTACTGGTATATTGGTTCTACTGTAAACTTTAGGTCAAGAATTAGCGGTCATTGGCACTTATGTTGTTTAAGGCAAGAATTAAAAAAAGGCGAAAAAATAAAAATTATATTTTGCCCCCGAAAAAGCGATTTTAGATTAACCGAGCATTTCGTAATAGCAAGGACAAATCCAATATCAAACTCTAATATTCCATACGTTCCTATAACAGACACACTTGACAGATACATAAGAAGAATGAAAAGAAATGGGTGGCATGGAATAAAATACAAAAGAAAGAGATTAACAAAAGCTATAACTAAAGAGTTTAAGTCTTTATGAGTGAAGTAATACCATATTTTAAGCGTATGCAATTAATTAAGTTAGGTCAATTACCTAAAGAAGCGGTTGTTAAGGTTAAAAAGCCCATTGCTAAAAAGAGTTTAAAAAAAATAGAGCAAGAGAAATTAGACAAGGATAGTGGTAGAGATGATGAAATGGATGCTTTTTGGAAAAATGCAGAAAAGGTAATAGCTAGAAAACCGTATTGTTGGGAGTGTAACGAATATATTTCAGCTTCTGATTATAGAAATTCAACAGCGCATATTTTTCCGAAAAGCGAAAACTCTGGTTTCCCCTCTGTAGCTAGTAATCAATTTAACTTTGTTGTTGCAGGGGTAAGGTGTGGTTGCCATCATAAAACACATAGATTAGATACCTTTAGTAAAATGTCTATATTCCCTGTAGCGGTAAATAGATTTATGAAGTTTCACGACCAAATAACAGAAAAAAGAAAGTACTTAGATTTATTTATTGAATATGCAAATGAATTAATTTAGTATATTTGCAATGCTTATCGTTCTTATTATGACACAATCATTAAAATTTTTACTCCCCGACACAATTGCGTCCTTACACCATATTAGGAACGATAAGCCTTTTGTGTTCGGGGTTTATTTATTTTAAAAAGATAATTATGGAAACATGGGAAAGACTAGGCGAAAGTGAAAACAAAATATTATATTTTGTATCTGATTTTGGTAGAGTTTGGTCATCTAAATCTGGTGTTTTAAAAGCACCATTAAATCAAGGAGGTTATCCGCATTTGACCTTAAATATAGACGGTAAAAGTCATAGGCATTTAGTTCATAGATTAGTTGGGCAAATATTTATTGAAAATAACGAAAACAAGCCAACTATAAACCATAAAAATTGCAATGAAAGAGTTGGCAAAACAAAACAAGGTCGAATTAAGACCAACCTATAATGAAGATTGGAAGATTTCGGGGCGTGGTTGGTTTGCTTGCACATAACGTAAAAGTATTGCTGTCAGGCGTGAAATTTGGAATACGTCCGATTGGCAGCGAATTGTACAAATGTTGATTAGTATTCCTATTGCTCAATGCGGTTACGTCCGCCACGCTTGCAGCAATACTCATGTTGGCGGCAGTTAATTTTTATGGAAACGTTTGTTATAAAAAGCGAAAACGGTAAATACATTGCAATAGATACTGCAAGTGGTGGTTATCCTTATGAAACGGAAAGAATACAAGGTGCAAAGATTTGGTCAAGCAAAGAAGATGCTTATGATTACAAAAATAAATTTCCAAACGAAAATTGGACGTTGCACAATTTAATCATAAACACTATTCCTATACGGTGGTTTTAATTGCCACCAACGTTGGGGCTTTATGCTGTGGCAAGCGTAAACTTCAACTCAAATACTTTGTCCAGCCATAGCAGAAAACCCCTTGTTAAATGCAGTGGCGGTTAACATAAGAGCATTTAAGAAGGCACGGAAATAGAATTACAAAAGTTTAGCCTTCGCACCAAAGTTTAATTAATAACCCAAAGCCGACTGAGTTCCGTCAACCGTGCTTTATTAAATGCAGTGTTAGCTGCCGTTTTATTATGGAATACGAACAAATAGTATTAAAAGTTAAAAACAGAGAAATTAATTGTGAACAAGCGTTTGAAAGCCTTGCAGAAATCGGATATTGTCCAAATTTATTAAATGATGATAACGGTCATTGGGCTGTAAAATTTGATGGCTTTCAAAATGTACCAATGAGTGATGAGCCAGAAGATATTTCAACCACTTGTTTTATTGAGGTAAAGGATTGGAAAGATAGTATTTACGAAGCACTTGTTTGGTCACTGTCCGAAAATGGCAGCTAACGATAGGGCTTGCTGTCAGTAGCGGTATTCGTTGCTGTGTCAGCTTGGTAAGTTAGGCGAAGATGCCACGAGATAAAATGCACAATAATTATTCATCAGCCCGCTATTGCAGCAAACCCAATGTAAGGCGCAGGGCGGGCTATAAAAAGTAAACTATGGCAGATATAAAAGGTCAACATTTTAAAGGATGGATAGACAAAGAATCAGTAACAACAATGGGTTGGGTCTGGGCTATTGAAGAAATGGACACGGAAAACAATGATTTAGTTGTCTTTCAGATACCAAAGTCAAAAGACACCGATTTGAAACTTGTAAAAGAGATTGAATTGTTTATCCGTGCAAAATTAGCGGAGTAGCCTTGCGCCTTACGTTTGGCGGCTTGCTGTTCGTTTGGGAATTTGAAAAACTAATGTTCAATAACTTAATACAGTTGATATGAGTACAAAAGATGAGGGCATGACTGTCAGCCCAAATGACAGCAAACCGATTGTTAGCCGCCGTTGCATTTGCTGTGGGTTTGAAATTAAGCCCATACATGGCAGTGGTGATGATAAACCGTGGCAAGGGATGTGGTTGGATGGCACAGTTGATAAAATAGCTGTTAATTACGGAAGTGAACTGGATGGCGATATGTATGTAGTTGCATTGTGCGATAGCTGTGTCAGGGCTAAATTAAAAGATGGCACTATTGAATATGTTGGGAATTATATGATGCCGTCTGGCAATGGCGGCTAACGACCGGGGCTTTGTGCAGTATGGGAAATCAGGGAACGAAAGTTCAGCCCTTGCACATAGCCAAATTGAAAAACAAAAGATGAGTTTTGTACGTCCGCCCATATTGCACAAAACCCAATGTTATGTGTAGTTGTGGGTGCTAATTGATGTCGCTGCTATGAAAAACTAAAGTTCGGCTGTATTATTTTTTTGAAGCTGCGGAGCATGTATTTAAAATTATTAGTATGAAAAATAAAAAACAAGAAGTAAGAATTGAACAAGAACAATACTTAGAACTTCAAAGATGCTTTAGTGAATTATTAAAGCAATGTACCGGAGTTAAATTTAAAATAAACCCGGAAGCATGGTACGATAATCAAGAAATAATGCAGCTACTTTTTATTAGTAAAAGAACTGCACAGCATTACAGGGATAGTAAATTAATATCCTTCTCACAAGTGGGTAACAAAATTTACTATAAAGGTGAAAATATAATTGCATTATTGGAAGGGAATTTTATAAAGAATAAATTTTAATACATGAGAAGTTTACAGCAACTAAGAAACCTATTGCTTGATATTATTCCTGAAATAAGGAGTGGTAAAATAGAAGTAAACAAGGCTAATGCTATTTGTGCAGCGACTAACTCAATAATAAATTTAACTAAGTTGGAAGTTGATTATTTGGGTTCGCAGGACGATGCGTTTAAGTCTGATTTTATTATTGAGCCTGTTGAGCAAATAGTAAAGGAGTTGGAAAACAAGCAGAAAGTTCCTTATGAGTTTAATAA